TGTATGGCGCTGTGTGTGAGAGCGTGGCCAGTGGGCGGGCCGCCCCCCGCAGCCGGGCCGTGCCGGACATATCCCGCCAGTGCTTGCCTTTGTAAGTAAGGACGCCGTCCTCCACGCTCAGCCCCGGCAGCGGCAGGTCGGCCCCGTTCAGCAGGGCCATGCGGTCGGCACGCTTCTGCTGGATGGATTCGGTCAGGCGGTCGTACTCGCTGGCGTACTGGGCGGCTTCGTCCTCAGCCCGGGATTTTTCCAGGTTGGCCCGCACCTTGCGGTTGGTCTCCTCAATGTCCCGGATGGAGGCTTCCAGCTCGGCGGTGGATTCGTCTTGTAGCTGGGAGACGGTCTTTCTTGCAGTTTCCCGCTGATTGAACAACTTGGTGTGCTTGGCGTCCAGTTCATCTGCCAGCTGCTGCAGTGTGGCAATGCGTTCCCGGGTGCGCTTCAGCTCGTCCACACACTGCTGCACCTGCTGTTCAAGCTCTGCATACTGGGCCCGCAGGCGCTGGTTCTCGCCATTCCGGGCCAGAATGTCCTGCTGCTGGCGGATGAGCTCGGAGGCGCTCACCGGCTCGTCCGGGGCTTCCGGGTAGGAGATCATTTCCTCGGCAAAGTGCTTTTTCTGGGCGGCCAGCTGACCGGTGAAGGTGCGCTTGTCGTACAGGCCCTTGATCTCCAGATCCCGGGTGTGCAGCTCGGCCCCAATGCCGATGATGCGCAGCAGGATGTCAGCCTTTTCCTTGTCGCTGGCGTCCATGAAGCGGGGCAGGTCGAGGGCCAGCGGCTCCACAAAGGCGTTGAGCAGCTGCTGGCCGCTGCGGCGGCCCGTGGGGTCGGTGACGGTCAGGCTGGCATTTTTGCCCTTGCGCTCCACCACCACGCCGTTGGACAGTGTGACCTTGAGGTGAGCAGGAGCGATAGCTCCGTCCCGCTGTGCGGCGTCCGGACGGAAACGGTCCCCGCCCAGCGCCCACGCCAGCGCGTCCAGCACACTGGTCTTGCCCTGATTGTTGTTGCCGCCCACGAGAGTGAGCCCGGTGGGGGCAGGGGTGAGCGCAACCGCCTTGATGCGCTTGACGTTTTCGGCCTCAAGGGCCGTAATGGTTACAGACATCTGGATACCTCCCCTTGGATCTGTCCGAGTGTGTGAACGAGCATATTGGTCAGCTGCTCCCGCTGTTCGGGCGGAAGCCTGCGGAGGGACGGGACCACCATTTTGCCGATGTTCTGGAAAGAACGGTCGGCCAGCAGCACATTGTCATAGGAGCTGTGGGCATCCTGTTCGGTGCCGGAAGAAGCCTGTTCCAGCTGCGCCCGCAGCTCGGCGGTCATCTCGGCGGCCATCTGGTACGCCTTTTCTCCGGCACGCCTGTCCACCTCTTCTTCGTCCACCACGGCGGTGATGGGCTGACTTTTCAGCGCGTCGTTCTCGGCCTTGAGTTTGTCGCCCCGCAGCTTTGCCGCTTCGGCCACCTGCCGGGAGCCTGCCAGCTGGTTCTCCGCGTCCTTGGCGCGGGCTTCGGCCCTGTCGCGCTCGGCTTCAGCTTTCTGGCGCTGGAGGTTGGCCGCAATGCGGCTCTCGTCTGCATCGTGGTAGCTCTGCTGGAGCTTGGCGTTCTGCTCGGTCAGGCCCTGAACATCCGCAAGGGCGGCATCCCGCTGGGCTTCGACATCTTGGATGTGGCTTTCCGCCCAAGCAGCCCGATTCTGGGCACCCAGCAGCTTGTCCCGCTCAGCCTCGGCAGCATCGGCCCGCTCTTTCTCGGCTTTGATCTGGGCAAGGGCTTCCTGATACTGCTTGTGCGTTGTGATATCACCGCTCTTGACCTGCTCCACCAGCTCTGCGGGGGCGCTGGGTTTTGCCACGGCATACAGCAGGGTCGGCGGCAGGGCTTCCAGAATGGCCCGCTGGCGGGGGCTGCTGCCGTCCATCAGGGCAGAGACCTGCAGCAGGTTGTAGGCGGTTGACTTGGTGATGCCAATGGAACAGCACCATGCCCGGAAAGAATCATCGCCACGGTTGCCGTGCTTGGAGTTGTCCAATTGTTGGACAACTCCGCACAGCGCATCATGGGCAGCAGCAATGGCATTACCCATGTGCACGAGGCCGCGCTCGGCCAGTTTTTTGCCGTGACGGTACTCATCCTCAGCAAAGTGCAGGTCATCCACCGTCTGTGCATCCAGCCCGGAGTAATCGAACGCCGGGCGGATTTCGTCCGGGATCGTGGTCAGGGGCTTGTTCTGTGTCGTCTGGGTTCCGGGCACTTCCGGTTTGTCAACATCCGCAGAGTGAGCGGGAGTTAAATGCTTTTCGCCTTCGGTCTGATAACTGTTGCACTCCTGCACGGGATGGCCGCAGCTGTGGCAGTTTCCGAAGCATTCTTCTTTGCACCCGCCACAGGTGCAGGTAGAGCAGATGCAGGAAGCAGGAACACTCGAGGAAGAATCCTCTTCCACTGGGTCGATGGGGGCATTTTTGCAGGGCTTGGCATTTTCTAATGCGTCCAGCATTGCGCAGTCGATTTCGTACTCGTCCAGCGGGGCGAACTCCGCGCCATTGGTCAGAAACGACTGTGGGGTCAGATTCTTGTCTGCCGCTCTGGCCAGCTCAAATCTATGCGTCATGATGCGGCTTTCTTTCCAAATGCTGCCGTTCCAGTACCAGAACCGGCCGCGGTAACAGGCATAAACCATCTCGTTGGAAATCTTGGAACTGATGGTGTAGTCCGTCATACCCGCACCTCCGTGTCCTTCAGGCGGTCCAGCAGCTCGGCCTGCAGGTCTTTGCTCATGGGCACGAGGCTGTTGTTCTTCCACCCGTAGCACAGGATGGTGCCGTAGATGTTCTGCCCGCGGTAGATGCGGTTCAGCCCCTTGCCGAGGATGCCGTACACCAGCACCGCCGGGGTGCGGGGCAGCACCTTCTGCGTGCAATCGCAGCCCAGCATGGCTTCGATGCCCTGCAGCGTGTCCGGCAGGGTGGTGACGACCGGGGCTTTGCCCGGCTCGATCAGGATTCCTTTCATTGTAAAACCTCCGATTTTGTGATATTATCGGGGTGATGTGATTGGGAAAATCCATCACCCTTGGGCTCGTCCGTGCTGCGAACACGGGCGGGCCTTTTTGTTTTGCGTGGCAGGCTGTCCACCTCGCTGCGCGGGATGAGCTCCCGCTGGCAAATGTACTTGACGTGCTGCCTGCCGTCCTTGAGCCAGTGCGAGCCGGCAGACGCAAAACTGTTGGCGCTGGCGTAGCCCAGCCGCCGGGCGCACATGGCGGCCGTGCCGCTGGCCAGCAGGTCACCGCTCTTGGCGTCCCACACGGTGTACCACGGGACGTTGTTGACAAAGTCAGCCATGGGGGATGTCCTCCATGAGCCGCAGCACACCTTCCAAGTCCTCAAGCACAAGAACATAGACCTCAATTCGTGCTTCGAGCTTGTAAAGCTCAGACGCCCAGCGGGTCGTTGTCATAGCATTGCTGTCTTGCTGGCAGAGCTGCCCGTACTTCTGCTGCAGGCTCTCGACGTACTCCTTGGCGGTCATGCGTCAGCCTCATTTGTGAGCTTAAGGACACGGTCGAGGATTCTGCCCTGTGCCTCAAGCGTCCGGACAGTGCACTTAAGCGCCCAAATTTCGGCGTCCAGCAGCTTGTCCTTTGCGTAGAGCGCCAGAGTGTACAGCAGGTTGATGAGCTTCTTTTTCAGCATCAGCCCACCTTCTTCCGGCTCTTCACGGTATTCTGGGGCTCCTTGTGGACTTTCCGGTGGGCCCGCTCATCGGCGTCCTGCACGGCAAAGCTGATGCGCATCAGGGCAAGGGCTGCCAGGATCAGCGCCATGGCTGTGATGAACTGGCTGTCCGAGATGGTGCCGCCCACCTGCGCGGTGCCCTCAATGCCCAGGGCGTACAGCAGGCCCGCGCCGAAACTCCCGGCGGCCAGCACCTGCCAGACGGTGGATTTAATCTTCATCGTTATCCTCCTTGTCCAGGGCACGAATCGTGCCGTAGAGAAGCCCGGACACCCACGCCATCTGCTTCTCGAAGTTGTGCGGGAAATAACCTTCCAGAATCTGCGCGATCGCATCCACCAGAAGATTCAGCACCTCATTGGTGCCCCCTTCAATCCTGATGGTCGATTCCTCACTGTTGATGTAAAGTTTTGCCTTCATGTTCATGCTCCTTTCTCGACCTTCGGGAAGAAATACTCTCCGATCTGCTCCTGCGGGATGTGAAGCTCCCTGCAGATTGCGGTGATCTCGTAATGGCGCCACTCATTGTTCTTTTGCTCCGGCTTCGGGTTCAGGCGGGTGGACAGGGTACTTTCACCCATGCCGACCAGCTTGGCGAACTCCCGGTGCTCAAACCCTTCGTCCTCGATGAGGCGGGCCAGCTTCAGGTAAGGGCTTCTTGGCCTTCTCATGGCTTTTGTCCTCCTTTCTCGAAATATCTACTTTAAGTAGATGCACTGGCGAAAAAAATTTGGTCGATGGGAATACCTACGACCTCACTGATTCTTTTCGCGGTGGCAACGGTGGCATCTTCGGGCGATTGCTCGATTCTACGGTATGTATCGCGCGAAACGCCGAGTTTTTCTGCCATTTCACGCTGCGTGAAACCGGCATACTGACGGGCCTGCTTAACAGTGAATCCCAAATTCGCACCTCCTTTCGTCTGGGGTCGAGAATACTATACTCCACTTTTGGTAGAATGTCAAGAACTTAAAGTAGAAGATTTTCAAATAAATGTTGACATGATTCTACTTTTGGTGTAATCTGTACATATAAGGAGTGATTCAATTGAGCATCGCCGAAAATATTAAAAAAATCCGGTTGGAGCACGGGCTGTCGCAAGCTGAACTCGGCAAGATTGCCGGCGTTAGCGACAAGGCGGTGTCCACTTGGGAACTCGGTATCAAAGTGCCTCGTATGGGGGCCGTAGAAAAAATGGCAAATTATTTTGGCATTGCTAAAAGTGCCATTGTGGACGATAACCCTACGGTTGCAGAGCCACGTCCTATCCCTCCGGGATTTCAGCCGAATCCCGAAATGGACTGGGTACCTCTGGTAGGCCGGATCGCATGCGGAACTCCCATTACTGCTGAGGAAAATGTGGAGCAGATGGTCTGCGTGCCGTCTCGCTGGCATTCCACTTTCACGCTGACCTGCGAAGGTGACAGCATGGAGCCTCGCATCCACAACGGCGATCTGGTGGCGATCCGCAGCCAGCCCACCGTTGAGAATGGTGAGATTGCCGCTGTGCGCATCGGCGAGGAGGCCACCTTAAAGCACGTTTATCTGCATGATAATTTTATTGAACTGCGTCCTGAAAACCCGGCATTTGAATCTATCATTCTGAGTAAAGAGGACATGAACACCGTTGCGATCGAAGGTAAGGCCGTCGGCCTTTGCCGCGATATTTAAAACAGGAGGGTATTGCAGTGAAAGGACGAGTACGGAGATGTGCCGTAATCTGTGCGCTGGCAATAGTCTTGGGTGGCTGTGGCGGTTCAGCTCCTGCAACGGCAGAGAAAAGCGCCTCTGTTGTGCGGACTGATGAAAATTCTATTGTTTACTTCAAAACTGATAAAGGGCTGAATGCTTTTTTTGAGGCTTACAATGAATTTGCGGAGCATCCATTTGCCGTCGAACAAATACGTCAGGGAAATGTCAGAACAAAAGCGCTGATTCAAACCGACAATTTGTATGTAGAACTGGTCAACAGCGCAAACGGTCTGGACATTCTTCTGGATGATTGTTCCGAAGAATCAGAGGAATTGTATTCTGTGTATCGGGACTTTTTGAAGGTGATGGATGATTCTCTTTCCGATAAACAAATTGAACAGTCTTGGTCAGATATTAAAGAGATTGGAACGGGATATCTTTATAATGGCCGCTATTCGCTGAATCGGTTAAAAATGGACTACAGTAATGTGGAATTCCAGGGGGCCTATCAGGTAAAGGTACATATTTTCGGGCCTCAATATCAGCCACAGTGAGGAGGAAAACATCATGGGATTTCGATACCGAAGAAGCGTGAAATTGGGTGGACTGCGTATCAATTTCAGCAAATCTGGGATTGGCTATAGTTATGGTGTGAAAGGTCTAAGGTACACAAAAACAGCCAAAGGAAAGGATCGTGTAACTGCTTCCATTCCGGGTACTGGTATTTCATATGTTGCCGAAAGCAGCGGAAAGAAAAAATCCAGAACCACCAAAATGTCAGCGGCTAACAACCCTGCACCCGAAACAAAAAATATTCAGTATAAGATGCCGATTATTCCGAACCTTATTATTGCAGTGGTTAGCATCGGGGGCTGCATTGGCTATTATCTAACACACGGGCATGAAATTGGAATTTCTATTATCTCAGGCGTTTTGATCGGCGCAGTGCTTTATGTTGTCCTGTATGGCGTCATTGGCGCAATTCTAATGGCATTAGGAATCGGGAAAACAGTAGACCCTAATGCTGCTTCAAATGGTTCAACAACAAAAAATACCTCTTTGGAAATTTCGGCTCAGGAAAGGCAGGAAGAATTCAAACTTGCTGGTTCTCATTACTGCAAAGCGGCGATTGAAAAAGTTGCCATTCCAAATCCGGATTGGAGAAAGACATGTAAAGCACTTATAAATGCAGGCAAGGTCAATCAAAAAGTCTATCGCTTCTGCCGCACAACAAAGGTGGCAAAACTTGTGGAAGAACCTGACAACTCACATGACCCGAATGCTGTAATGGTAACCGTCGAGGGCGAAAAGATTGGCTATATTAGTGCCGATGAAGCTCCGCATGTCAAGGAAATTCTGCGCCAGCATAATTTGAAAGAGGTTACAGCTGCCATCACTGGTGGTGAGTACAAGACGATCACTCCAGATGCTGAAATGATCAAGAACCAAAGCGGACCGTTCGTCACAGTTAACATTCGTTACCAATAATCAAAAAAATCCCCCGGCGCGCCAACGCCAGGGGAGAAGAATCTGCTTGCCGGATGGCATCACAGACTGTACAGTTGGGGAACCGTACAGGTTTATGATACCACCTCCGGGCAGGCTTGTCAAAGTGTATCTGTGGAGGTGCATTTTATGGGAAAACGGACCAACACGGCAGCCTGGCTGCCGAATCAGCAGCGCTGGCAGATCAACGTCCAAAAGAATGGTGTGCGCAGATCCTTTACCAGCTCAAAGCCCGGACGCACCGGCCAGCGTGAAGCCAATGCAAAGGCGGACGCATGGCTGGATGACGGCATCAGCAATACTCGGATGCTGGTAGAAGCAGCCTATCCGCAGTGGATCGGCGAGCTGAAATTGACCACCAGCCGCTCCAACTGGGAACCGATCCAGAGCCGGTGGAACGTCTGGGTGCGTCCAATCATTGGCCGGAGGCGTGTGGGAGACCTGACGGAACAACAGCTGCAAGCCATCATCAACAAAGGATTTGCAGGAGGACTGAGCAAAAAATACCTTTCCAACATGTGCACGGATTTGACCATGTTCTGCAAATGGCTGCGCCTGAGCAAAATGTCCACTCTGCGGCCGGAAGAACTGCATGTGCCAAAGGGTGCACGCTCCAAGGAAAAAGAAATATTGCAGCCGGAGGATCTGCGTACACTTTTTGAGGTGGACACTACGATCCTGGACGGCAAACTGATCGAGGATCCTTATGTCAATGCGTACAGGTTTAGCGTTGTGACTGGCCTTCGTCCGGGCGAGCTGATCGGACTGAGCTGGAAGGACGTTAAGGGTGGCCGGGTGAAGATCCGGCGAGCTATAAACACCCGTGGCGAGGAAACCCGCGGCAAGAACGACAACGCTGTGCGCGCCTTTGCACTCACCGATAGTGCGGCCGCTATTCTGCAGGCACAGAAAAAGCTGACAGGCGGGCAGGAGAGCGTGTTTTGCATCTCCTGTGAGGACACCTATAGAAAATATTGGCGGCGCTACTGCGAGGCCAACGGCCTGCACTATGTCCCGCCGTATAATCTCCGGCACACGTTTGTATCACTGGCAAAAACGCTGCCAGAGGGGCAAGTCAAGCCCTTGGTTGGCCACTCCCGCCAAATGGACACATTCGGAATCTACGCGCATCTTATTCATGGCGAGGATGTGCAGACTGCCGCCGACCTGGACAACGTCCTCAGCCGAATCCTTGATCCGGAAAACCTTGAAAGATAACACATTTTGTAACACACTTCTATTTCTCGCACCGTGTTTGCGGTTTCATTCCCGGAAAAGCAAATTTCAGAATTTGACGGGAATACGTTGAATGCACATGCTGGGTTTTCGCCGGAAAAGTTCTGGACCGGGTTCGACCCCCGTCGGCGGCATGAAGAAAAGCACCTGAGAACGATGGTTCTTGGGTGCTTTTTTCATGCTTGTATTCCGGAAAGGGGATGATATGCACATGCTGCGGTCGAGCGGATGGAGAGGCTTTGCGGTCTGTTCACAGTTCATTCGGAAAAAGTGCTTTTTCTTTCCATGGTTTCATGCTATAATAAAAAACGATACGATCCGTGATCGTAACGGGGCAGGGGGCCGCTGGCCGTCCTGCCGGGGCAGTGCCCGCAAACTGCGGCAGGCGGGAAACAGAAAAAGAGAGGCGAATCGAGATGTTGGATATGATCAAATGCAGCACCGGCGGCGCATACTATGCCCGCGGCGAGTGGGTGCCGGCAGAACGCCACCCCCCCGCAGCACTCGCGCGCC